GATGCTTTGCCTACCCCCTTCAACGTCTCAAAGGATATTCTTGGAGTGTTTGACATATCATAAGCCATATTGGTGAGTGTTTCTGCTTCAAAACGTACCGTATCCGGAACTTGGTTCCACGTCAGATACTGGGCATCCGCACCTTCACCTGTAAGTTTGACCATTCTATCCTTAACCTTACCCATGAAACCCTCCACGTCACCGATAAGTTTCAATAAAGGGAAGAAATGATAATCGATGCAATCTGCATAATTGGATAATAATTTCTCCAACCGAACCCGAAAAGCCTTTATCTTTTTGCAATAAGGTTCAGGACGGTAGGCATAGAGAACCGGTAATTTGGGGAATCCATGAGCAAAAGGAGTTCTTTCTTCATATCCTTTAGATAAATCCCATTGATAAACCATTTTGTCCGTAATAGCCATAAAACAGGTGACCTCCGAATCATCCATGAGCTTCTTTTTATACTCACGTGAGAAAGCAATCATTTTACCTTCATCGTTAAAGAACGGGTATAGTTTATCACCTCTGAATGGAGACCATAACACGCTTTTCAGTTTCTTGGTGGGCTTGACCTTGCCACCGAACGTAGTCTTAACTTTCTTCCAAAACTTTGCCCAAAACGAATCATCATCGGTAACATACCAATATTCTGCCGCTTCTTGTTCGGAGAGCCAGGCACGGACAATCTTCTTGTTTTGGTATTTGATTTTGTTGGATTTAAATACAGCCTTTACCGCATCCAGCAGCTTCTTTTCATCATCATCAGTCGGAGTGCAATCCATAGACGGTTCTGTGCCGACCGTGAAAGCAGTTTGAATATTCACTATATCTTGTTCCAATGGAATGGAAATACGGTTCACCGGTTCAGTCTTATACTTTGCTTCGATTTCATAAGTCTTACCAGTTTTTTCATCGAAGTGTTTCTCAGCTTCTTTTTCAAGAACCTTTCTGTCCGGATACTTCTTTTTGTCAACCATAATTTCATGGCGTTCCGGATTCCAATCGTCCCAAAGTTTACAACAGTCGGGAAGTTCAGTCTTCCTACCTTTCTTCAGGTAGTTTATCTTCTGCCCGATATCGGGCAATGCTAATATTTCTTCTAAATTCAATGGCATAGCTTATATTTTTAGTGTGTGAATATTCCAGTTAAATCTTTCGGCTTCAAAATGCGTCCAAGCAAACAACCCAATACATAATATCTAATGGCATCCATCAAATGATTATATTCATCTACTGGCTCATTGATGTAGTTTCCATCCTTATCTTTATCCCAAACATATTTCCGAAGTTCAGTAATAATATTGTAAGAGCGTTCTGTTACAAAGAACTCCATGTCTTTAATCTTATCAATACCCGCTTTGATGGAGCCGGGAAACTTATCTACCGGATAGATATTCACGCCTCTGTTCTTTATCTCTTGAATCAATCGAGGGTCTTGCGAATCGGCAAAAACTTTCATAGAGAAAGGCTTTAACCTATTGGCAATAGCCGACGAAAGCATATCCGTTTCATAGAAAAGTTCATCAACATACAAACGGTTATCAATAATGCCACATCTTACAGCAGCGGAAGGATCATTAGTAAAGCCGAAGTCCTGCCCTATTCCTACCTTTTTGCATTCCTGCGGGAACTCTTTCACAATTCCCCACTTCTTGAACACAGCACCTTCTGCAACGTCAGCCCACCGGCCGATAACCACATGACCATACTTTTCAGGATTACTCACCTTCATATCCTCTACCTCTTTTAGAAACTCCGGTGAAAGATTCTCCAAATTATCAAAGTAAGTCGTATGAATGTGGAGCACATTCGGATGAGTGGAAATCTGAACTTGTACACCGTCAATCTCCACCAGCTTGTGAGTTTTCTCAATGTATTTCTTGTAGATGAAGTGATTGGAATCGCATGGGTTCATTATGATAATAATCCGGTTCTGAATCCCTTTCTTACGGATGGAGAGCATTATCTTGTCGAACTCATCTTCGCTTGTCCACTCTTCCGCTTCATCGCAGACGAAAGTCGTAATGCCTTGAATGGATTTCAGTTTTGCAGTCTGGTTCCCGGAAGAAGTCTTGATACCCCGGAACATGATACGGCTCTTAGTCATCTTATTGACTATATCCGTCTTGGTAGTCTTGAAATACTTAGTTGTTCCGTCAAGTTCTATCTTCTCCATCATTTCGGGGATGATAGACATACTGGCAGAAACCATCGTGTAGCGAGTATAGAGTATCTGATGAACTATCTTCTCTACGGGAGTCATTTCAAAGGTCAACCGCTCAATGAAAGTGGAAGCGTTGAAAGATTTTCCCGAACCACGCCCACCGGTGATAAGAATTATGAATTTTTCCTTATCGGTGTACAGAGGGTGATAAATTTCCTGCGGCTGTATCATTTCAACTTGTCTTTAATCCAGGAATCAATACTGATACCATGATTTATGTCGATAGGAATGTCGGCATCTTCATCAATTCTTGGAGCAGGTTTATTCCATTGTTCAGGTTTGCGGTTTTTAAGCCAAAAGATACCAGCCGTTGTATCAGGAGGAATCTCTTGTTCTAATTCCACAATTTCTATCCTTTCATTTTCACACCGCCTACCTTCTTCATCGTAATAAACATCTTTTACCTTGATAGCCTGCTGGACTTTTACTTTCATTCCGGTAGCTTTCGTGTAAAGAGTATTTTCTACTTTCAGCTCAAGAGGCGCCCGCCCGTTTTTTAATGCTTTGGATAATTCGGGGATTTTACCTTTCAATTCAGAGAAATACGTTTCATTGTAGCCGATGTTTGCAGCAATTTGCTTATCGTCTAATCCATCTCTCGCCCATCCTTCTATACGAATGAGATTATGGGGGTCTTTAAAGTCAAACTTCGGCTTTGCCATATTAATCTACTCTCTCTACCATATCCGATAAAACTTCACCTTTGATATATTTTTCTTGCGGTCTAAATCCGAACCGTTGCAAAAACACTTCTTTATTACTTTGGTTACTGAAAGTAAGAACTACGAATGTATCTACTAATTCTTCATTCTTTGTTTGAGAATGGCTCATTACAGCTTTTCGCATCTCACGTTTATTGTCGTAAATTTCGTTATTCAACTTCATAACCTCCTTATCTGCTTCGCTTGGTTCTTCTATTGAGGGTAAATCTACTTCAACCCCTAAAATACCAACATCGTTAATATCAAGACCCGCGCACTCGAAATCTATATCACTCAACATTGAAGCCAAAATATCAGTATCAAATTCACCCTGAACTTTTGTATTGTTGAAAAATATATTTTGTTCCTTTTCTTCTTTCTCGGACAAATCTACCATAGCAACTGTCAGGTTATAGTCCTTTTTCCTTTCAAGCGAATCAAGGATAGATATACGCTGATGCCCTGACACTATATTCATCGTGTTTTTATTCACCACAATAGTATCAAGAAGTCCCACTCGTTTTATATTATCTTTCAACTTCTTCTTGGCTGAATCTGATATTTTTCGAGGGTTATATTCTGCATTTTTAATTTGCCCACGATTAATTGTAGCAGTTTCAAATTTCTGATATTTACTAACTTCCTCCATATTTGGCTTCTATTAAATTAAATTCTTTGATAATCTTCTTGTAATCCTCCGGATAATGTTTTTTAATGTACAATATTGTTTCAGGGCGGAAATTAATACCCGAACTACCTCTTTTACTCCCAAGCTTCAGCGGTTCCGGTAGTTTATGCAACTTTATATATGAAAGACAATCTTTATTAGTCCAGTTCACGATAGGATAATACTTTTCATAATCAAAATGAATATCTGACTTGGCAGCTTTGTTAAACATGCCTCTACGGACGAAAGAATCAGATATCTTCATTCCATATACGACAACTTCAGTTTGATACTTAATTTTTAGATAATCTTCAATATCACGTAGCTTCAACCTTTTTAGCCCATCAAGATGCTTCACACTGAATAAACCTTGCATTTTGAAGTTGTATAAATCAGTATGAGGCAACTGAATTACCTCGACATTTCCATAAGAGCGTGCCCAATTAAAGAAAGGTTCTACTATATTCAGCCCTTTCACATGGTACAAAAAGCAACATATAACCTTTTTAAACTGACTTTGAAGCAAATGTAACAAGACAATGCTATCTTTGCCAGTCGCAGAAAAAAACAATATCGCCGTATCACTTTTCTGTGATGCGTGCAATATTGTTTCTTTCGTTTTCTGCATAATCAAGGCGTTCATTAATCACCTCCAAATGCAGCAACAAGGTCAGAACGCTTTTGCGCCCTTGTTCCGAACCCAGATTGATGACCTACAGCCGCTTTCCCGGCATTTACTCTACGCCCACGGTTACTTATACCAGTGATGCGATTAATACGTCTTCTAATACTTCCGACTCAGCTTATTTCTCACCTTTAAAAGTTTCTACTATATTACCTAACTCAAATATTATATATGCCAATGCATATTCTTTACCCTTTTCCATCCCAATGATAAAATCACCATTTTCATCATATAAAAACTCAACACGAGCGTCTTTTACTTCAACGATAAGATATGGGCGTTTACCTTTATATTCGCCTGTAACCAGTTTAAGCTTATCATACGATTTAGCTTTAACCATTACTTCTGAATCACCATCTGGAATATCTTCTTCTCTCTCATATTCTTTACCATCAACGATAAAAGAAACGTAATTTTCAACATTACTTGGCTTTATTTCTCGCCTCTCAAAATCTTTTTTACCAGAAAGAATCTCATCAAAATACTTTTGCTTAATACTAAGGGTCAAAATGTTCATAATCGTGTCATTTTTTAAATTAATATTCATAGTTGCGGGACAGGGATTCGAACCCCGGACCTCTACCAAGTCAAAGTAGCGAGCTGACCACTGCTCTACCCCGCGATAGTACCCCAAAGGTACTACCACAACCAAAGATAACGAAATATCTTCAATCGTTATACACGACAATCGGTTTATTGTCGTGAACTAAGCCATTTGTCCCGTCTTTCTCTACATGCCTCTAAGGTAGGCGCACAACAAGAAAACAATTCACCACTTTCAGTACGGTAGTCGTACTGGTACATTCTCACTCTCTTTCTGCCTAACTTCGTTGTGTAGGTAGTGTAATTCTCTTTACCGGGCTGGCATATACTGCAACCGTTTTTGTTTATTGAGTTCATAATCATTTATCAATACTTACTTAGTAATTTGTAAAACATTCGCCTTTTCTCTATGTATTTACAACCATTTCGTCTAAGACCTCGCTTTGATTTTGATACTGTCATTTGGCAACCTGCAACGCCAATGTAAATGCAATTTGAATGATGCCTTTTAGCTTCTTTGAAAGCCCACCAAATCGCTTCACGACAATATCTATAACTATCATTTTGAACACCCTCGTATCCTCTACTTAAAATGAAGTGGCCTATTTCATTTGCTTCTTCTTCTGAATAGCATATTGTGAATATATTATTCATCCTTTCTTTGTTTTACTTGTTCAACCAAAAACTTTTTAAAATCATTCTTGTACTGGCTGTGAATGATTTTATACTGGTGGGATAGGTTAGGCAATTGTTTGTAACCTTTGCTATACAAGAATTTGGCTACAAGCTCAATTTTTGCACGGTTACTAAATCCTCTGTCTTTGCACATGTTAGTTATACAGACATTCGCCTTGCTGGTAGGCTTCTTTTCAACTGGCGACACATATTCACGTCTGTCATAAGCGTGCGTTCTCGGATAACCGACCGCTTCGCCTAAATATTCACCTGTGATGCAATCAAATTCACCACTAATTAAACTATCTGCTATTTCACCCATAATAATCAATATTTAATGTTTCACATTCAATCTTTCTTCACTTGTATAAGCCACTACAAGCCCAGTTTCATCATGTTGTATGGTGATGTACTTTTCACCCCTTTCTATGGTGGTAAAATCGCACATACTACATAACTTACCCAATACCTTGCCCAGTTGTTTCATCAGTGGGGCTTCGGGGCTGATAACTAAAACTAAATCTGCTTTCATAATCGTGTATATTGTGGTAGCCCGAAAGCTACCGGATTAAACTTCAGTCAATCTGCCATACGTTTCTTTGACGCGTTGTTTTGACGCCTTGCAAACTCTTTGGCTAATTCATAATCTGCGAAATAATTGATACGATTACCTGTTTCAGTGTTTACTACCTCATAAACCTTGCAACCACACTCAATTGATTCGCGAACTACATATTTACTCTGCTGATTCATAATCGTATATATTTTGCATGGCTTTCGCACTGCTGGTTAAACTTATCTTTTATCTATCACTAAGTAATGGTCCGCTAAGCACTTTACCCATTGTATTCTATACTTTTTTGAAGCACATCTAAATTCAATGTCTCTTATAGCAGAAAGAATATTAGACACGCTTTCATTATAATACTTTGCGAGTATAGTTAGTACATGATAGCTTTCTTGCGGTGTAAAGTGCAAAGAACTTCTATATCTCTTTGCTGTCTCATATACTCTTTTTGAGAATGATTCAATAGTCTCAAAATCTTCTTTTCTATAATTAAAAAGGTCTGTTGCTTTCATTATCGTATATCTTTTAATTGTTATTCAAACTATGTTTTGATTATTACGATGCAAATATCAAACTTTATTTTGAACAAACCAAATTTTGATAGAAAAATTTTCAAATTATTTTTTGATACTATTCTTGTGTATTCTATGTATAATTTGAAAACTATTCCTATCTTTGCATCAAATTATAATTTGAATATCATGCTAAGAGTACAAGAAATCTGCAAACAGCAGGGTATCACCATGCAAGACCTTGCCAAAAAGATGGGCGTGACATATCAAGCCTTGTATGC